CATCGAGCTGGCATGGTTTTTTGCAATGTCAAAGGCCAAATTGATGCCTGTGATTTTCTGTTGAGAAAAGCCAAACCAGTCTTTTTTACCAGACTCGGCTTGGCTTACTAGGTATCCCAAAAGATCATTGCTATTTTGTATTATTGTCATTTTGTCGTGTTTTGTTTAAGTGTTGTTGGACCAGCCGTATTGGTTGCCCCTGGGATGCACTGTAAATTTGCACTTTGCCTCGGCATTTGGTGCATGCACTTTGCCTCGGCATTTGGTGCAGCATCAACTGTGAATTCAGAAACACGACCAGTAAAAGCATAAGCCACTGTGTTTGCGCCTGATGTGGCAGCAATCACAAAAGTGCGGTCAATGATGCCTGAATATGCATCAGCTCTGATCAACAAAAGGCCAGCATCAGCTGGATTCCAAGCTGCAGTGATGGTCAATGATGTGGGCTTGGATTGTGTGGGGATGATGTCCGATTGACGGGCACCAGCCACTGCAAATGATGCTGATGCATCATCTTGGCCAAATGCTGGGATTGCCTCTACATTGAGCTGCTCACCAGCAGAGCCAGTGCCATTGGCTGCAGTGCCAACAATGTTTCCAACTTCAGCAGTCCATGTGGACAATTGAGTCAATGTGAGTGGTGTGGGTGTTGCACCTGTTTGGCACCAGAGTGATGCACTAAAGCCAGGTAAGACTTGATTGGGTAATGCCATGATTAAATCCTTTGAGAAAAATTAAACAACTTGTTTTGTTTTATCAACATGGGATGTCCATCCGACAATCCAAGATTATTTGGTGCAATTTTACTTGATCATCATATGTGTTGTATAGCATAGAAATGTCAATTTTCGACACATACACACCAGCAAATGAGCCTTTCACGCCCAAAAATCCATTATACCCATGCAAAGCCTGAGTGATCGTATTGGACAAACCAAAGCAATCATTCATGTTTTGTGCAAATATCGAGCATTGAAAAATTGGTGTATCAATGCCTTTGTTTGCCTGATTCACGCCAGTGTAGACTGGCTGGTGTACATTCCGCAGCTGCCAAGTCACAAAACTCGGCTCTGCAGCAAAATTCCTGTTGAAGTTTGCGTACACTGGAACTGGTGACACTGCAGCAGCCAAACCATTTTGAATGGCTTGGGCATAATTGAGAATGTTTTGCTGGACTGTCATACACTCACCGCTGGGTCGTTTCTATAGCATAAGAATGAAACATTCATGCGGTCATTGGATTCCATCACATCATTGATCCGATATTCCTGGCCACGCCAGGTGATTGAATATCGATTTTGATGTTCAGACATTTGCAATGTATTGGGTGTGAAATTCAACACAAATTTGACGTTTTTTGTGTACGTCCGATCATCTTTGCCAATTTGAGCTGCATCTCTGACATCTTGCACCAATGCTCGAGTCTGAAACCACAATGTGATGGTTGTGGTTTGCTGGCCAATGGTATCCACACCATTGGTGACATTGTTCACATTGATGTTTTCAAAACGTGCAATTGCCATTAAAGCACCAAAGGTTTATAGGGTCTGAGCAATGCTGCAGCACCAAATGGAATTTGCTTCAAATTTGTTGATGTGGTGTCTGACCTGTTATTGTATAAGTGAGTCAGGATCATCAATCCAGCTTGCTGGATCACTGGATAGGCAGCATATGGGCTTGAATTGGCCGTATAAACCACAGTAATTGGATTGCTGATTGCCTGATTGATTTCACTTGGAATACTGTTGCAAATGACTTTGTTGCCACTTGGATCGTAAAAATAAGTGGTGGGACTGACAATTGTAAAAACTGGTGGTGTACTGGAATCCCAATATCCAACTTCATTGATTACAATTCCAGCACCATATTGTGTGGACTGGCTAACCTCGGGTAAATCCAATGATGCCTGAGTACCGCTTTCCCCATTGTATGCGCCATAATAGACACGATACTGTGTGGGAAATATGCTCATCCCCAAAAAGTCCTCAACCGCCATTCTAGTGGCCAGCTCTAGCCCTTGCAAATAGGAATCCTGAGATTCATCACCAAACAAATTCAACTGATTGGTGATCTGATCGAGAGTCAACCATGGAGTTGAAACATCTCGATCGATTTGCTCCACTTTTTCATAAGAAAATGGATTTCTATTTGTGCCCAAAAATGGGCCATTGGTGTAACTGTCCAAAGCCATTTTGAGCCTTTAAGTTGAAAGTCTCACGCCACCAAATACATCTCGAATTGTGCTGCAAACACGCTTTTCAGCAAAGAGTGTCAAAAAGCCTGGTGCAGTTTGCTCAAACCACTGGAATGACATTTCTTCATTGTCCACAATGGTCATAAATCTGCCCCAGGCAGCCAAATAAACTGGCAATTTGCCTGAACCAATTTGATCCATGTATGTATTGGGAATCACTGGATGGCCAAAGATATTGCCAATTGAATATCCATCTTTGTCACCGATTTCCAAGAATAATGGCATACCTGATGAGTCTCTCAAAGTCCTCAGATAATCAATTGTGCTAGGATGCATCATCCATGCGCAAGTGGGGTCATTGTAGTATTGGGGGGGCAATGCAGCATTCAATGCAGCAATGTCGTTGTAAGCAATGGCACCGCCAGTGGTTGCAGTCACTGTCAATACTGTGTGAATTCCGTTTGTGATCGCTGAACCATTTGTGCCAAATGCTGCAGTTGATCCGCTGGTGTAACTATTCAAGCCACGCAATCCCAATGTGCCACCATAAGTGGTGGTGGTTGTTCCAGACTGGTCATTGTTCAGCATCATTGAAAGTGACTCTTGCTGAGAAAACTCAAGCATAACGTCTTCAATGATTGTTTCATTTAATGCATTTACATCACTCAAAACCGCAGTACGCACTGGGACTTGAGCTGCAATGGCTCTCATTGGCAATTGCCAAAAAGAAATTGCCTCGTTTGGTGTGCCCACATTGGGTGTGAATGTGTAGCCCCATGGGTTTGTGGGATTGGTAACATTACCAGTCTTGACCACAAAAGCCTCATCTGATCCGATCGATTTGATTTCCCTTGCACCAGCTGCTCTCAAAGGGTTATACAAACGCAATGCAGCAAATGCATCGTCATAAATAACTCGACCACCGACACCAGAGCCTGAGCCAGTGAGTGCTGATGCCTCTTTCAAATTAACTGTCACACGCTTTTGCTTGTTCAGTGATTTTTGAATGGCCTCAAGAATGATGTTTGTGCTCATAAATAAATCCAAAAAAATAAAATGAAAAAAAGGTGGGGGCAAATGCCCCCACTCTTTTAGTTTGCTGCAGTAGCAGTTGAACGATAGGCAATGATAGAGAAAGGATCGACATTGGATGCAGCCAAACGCTTCTCACCGAAGAATGTGATGTATCCAGGCAATGTCTGATCGTATCTACGCAAAACCATGTTCAACCTGTCTACGATTGTATGGCCGCGTTGGAAATCTCCAAAATACATTGGGAACTTGTTCAATGTACCAGCTGATGCAGTGGTTGTTTGTGAGGGATTATCAAGATACTTGTTAACCACAACATCAAAGCCAAGCAATGTTCCAACAATACCAGTGCCAGGTCCATCATTCAATGGGTGCATACGATCAAAGATAGGTGTTCCGTTGGAATCCTTTAAACCTCTGATTTGTCCCAACATGAAAGGATTAACCAAGAACTTGGCATTGGGTGTCCAGTATTGTTGTGGCAATGAGTAAATGAAGTTGACCACATCGGTATATGTCACATTGGCTGCGCCAACTGTGTTGCCGTTTGTTGTCAACTGATCATAAACTGCCAGACTGTTCAAACCATTGCTGGTTGCAATACCTGATGTACCGAATGCAGCAGTTGTGATTGCACCACCACTGTATGAACCAGCTGCGCCATTGTTGGCATATTGATTCAAACCACGCAGACCCTGTGTGCCACCATATGTATTGGGAGTGTCAGTTTGGTCGTTGTTTTGGATCATTGACTGACCCTCAACCTGGCTGAATTCCATCAACATATC